CATTAGAATTAAAGTCAACATCTCAAAAGTATCTTTCTTATCATACTTGTGAAAAGGATGAAAAAGATGGTAAGAATGCTATGATTCAATGGCATCAAATTAAAGGGTTAACTATAGCTTCTGAATACGACAATTGCATCGCAGGATTTATGTTTAATTTCAGATTAGATAATGGTGAACAATTGTTGTACTTTATGAATATAAAAGATTTTAACAAGTTTAGACAAAGCACAAATAAGAAATCTCTAAATATTTTAGATATCTCCCTTGGTGGTGGCATTAAAATCAATGGGGAGAAATTGAGAAAAAATTACAGATGGAATTTAGATGAGTTTTTTAAATCTCAATCTAAAATCTATCCATTATAACAAATAAGTAGATAATTAATAAAATAAAATAAAAATTTTATGTGAAAATATAAGAAAGGTTTGAAATGGTGAAAATATGAAAAACATTAAAACAGGAGCTTATTTTTACAACGACGAAGCCCGCAATTTTAATTTTGCAACTGACCTCTCGGCTTATAAAAAAATGATGTTTGTAAACTATGTCGTTAATTCAATCATTGACGATGACCGCTATGATTCTATAGTAAGAGATATGATTTTTGATTTTGGTCTGGTCTCTATCTTTACAGATATCAATACTTCCTTTATTAACACTACGGACGATGATGGTAATTCTATTAACCCCATTATCTTTATTGAGCAGTTTCTTGAAGAAACTAATGTTGTAGATATTGTAAAAGCAAATATGGAAATCGGTCTTCTTGACGAACTTAATAAGGCAGTAGACAAGTCGATTGAATATCGTACTGGTATTCACCCCTCTCCTCTCAACGAAGCTCTTGCGAGTCTTGCATCTACTCTTGAAAAGAAGATTAATGAATTTGATATGGGTAGCATGATGGACATGGCACAGAAGTTTGCTGGTATGACTGATGAACTTACTCCTGAGAGTATTATGAATGCTTATATAAATAGCGATATGCATAAGAAGAATTTGGAAGAGGTTGCTGAAGCTAAGAAAGATAATGACGAAGTTGTTGATGAGTAATTATGGTTTTTAAGAATGAAAAAGAATTAGAAAAATTCATGTTAAATAAATGTCATAGTGCATTGGCAAAAGCTCAAGAAAAAGTTTATCAGATTATTGATAAATTTTTAAATGATTTTTATAAGGATTACGACCCGAGTACTTATGTTGATTTGGATGGACAAGAAAGGCATAAGAAAAAATATTATATAAGAACTTATCAATTGCTTCACTCTTTAGTGAAATCAGAGATTGTACAATCTAAAAATGGTTATGAAGCAAAAGTATATTTTGACTATGATAGTCTTCAATATTTAGACGGCAATCAACCAAGTGGCTTACAAGTAATGGAAGCTGCTGCACAAGGTTTACACGGTGCTATCGGTGAAAATTTTCAGTATGTAGAAGGTAGGACTGGTGTGGGTATTTGGAATGACCCAATAAAAGAACTCGACGCAAAAGCCATTGATATGTTAGTAGATATGTTAAAAGCTGAAGGTATTCCTGTTAAAAAAGGTTAATAATTTATTTAGAAAGGAGGATGATTATATGGCAAAAAGTAATGGTAGAGAAACATTTAGAAAAGTTATAACTTCTGACGAACTCATCTCTCAGATAAATCCCGAAAATATTAAACTTATGGAAAGATTTTTGAAGAACTTTGCTACTAAGCGTTCTCCTAAATCTGTTGTTGTATATAGAAGCAACCTAACAATGTTTTTCTGTTGGTGTGTAGAAAATGTTGATAACAAGGCGTTTACTGAGCTTCGTAAAATTGAAATTTTAGATTTTTTTGATTACGCTTTAAGCGAATTGCGCTGGTCTCCTAACAGATTTGCAAACATGCATGCCACTCTTTCAAGTTTTAGTGCATGGATTGAAAACTATTATGACGAAGATTATCCAGAGTTTCGTAATCTTTTACCTAAAATCGAAAAACCAGTAAAAGAAAATGTTAGAGAAAAGACTGTTTTGCAAAAAGAAGATATTGATAATTTAATGGATTATCTTGAGAAAAACAATATGGTTCAAGAACAATGTCTTCTTTCTTTAGCTATTTCTTGTGGTGCAAGAATTTCAGAACTTGCAAGATTTACTACAGACCTTATTGATGAAAATAATACTGTATTCGATGGTTTGTTCTTGGAGACTACCAGAGAAATAGTTACAAAAGGTCGTGGTGTTAATGGAAAGATGCTTAAGAAATATATTTTAAAAGATATGTTTCTTCCTTATTATAAGAAATGGTTAGAAGTACGAAAAGAAATTATGGAAAACACTGAACAAACCCATGATTGTATATTTATTACTAAAGATGGTCTTCCTGCTAATGCTGACAGGTTAAGAGATTGGATGAGTAATTTAAGTGATATAGTTGGAAAACCACTTTATATGCACTCACTTAGGCATTACAATGTGTCGATGTATAAACGTATTGGTTTAGAAGATGACTTTATTGTATATCTTACTGGTTGGTCTGAAAGTACTGGACATAGTATGATTAGCATTTATAATGATATGACTGCTAAAGACCGCACTTGGAAGAATTTAGATAAACTTAAAAATGCTTTAGAGCAAAATAATTTTGATAACAATTAAAGTTATATAATAGGCTTTGGCGGATAGACACCGCCCTCCTATTCAAATATAGGGGATAGTCTTCTATCCCCTTTTAATATTTTGGAGGCTTATTATGACAGAAGAAAACGAAAAAATATATAAGGTATATAAACATACTTTACCTGTGTCTGTTTCTGGTAAGAAAAATGATATGGTTTATATCGGAATTACTTGTAAGAAAAATATAAAACAAAGATGGTTGAATGGTCGAGGTTATGATTATAATCTTCATTTTTCAAACACAATAAAAAAATATGGATGGGACAACCTATTGCACGAAGTTTTATTTGACGGTTTAACTAAAGAAGAAGCAGAACAAAAAGAAATAGAACTAATTGCCTTTTATGATTCTACAAATCCGAAAAAAGGATATAATCTTTCTCTTGGTGGTAATTCTTCTGGAAAACATTCAGAAACAACAAAACAACTTATATCTCAGAAAAATAAAGGCAAAATAAGAGATGAAGAATTTAAAAAAAGATTGTCCGAAGTACATAAAGGAAAACCTAAAAGCGAGGAATTTTGTCAAAATTTATCTGATATACATTCAATAGCCGTTATTTGTATAGAAACAAAAGAAATTTATAAATCTGCTACATTTGCTGGAAAAGAATTAGGAATTGATAATAGTACAATTTCTAAATGTTGTAGGGGCGATAATAATGAAGCAGGTGGATTTCACTGGATGTTTGCAAATGAATACAGCGAAGAGAAAGCAAAAGAATTATTAGAAAAAACAAGAAATAATCAACATAGACAGGTAATGTGTGTAGATAATAGAAAGGTATACGATACCATTCAAAGTGCAGCATTGGATGCAGGTGTTAATAGCTCTGAAATTAGTGCCTGTTGTCGTGGCATAATTATGTCGGCAGGACAAAAAAGATGGTTGTATTTAGAAGATGCAACAGAAGAAAAAATACAAGAGTTATTGAGTATCGATATTTCATATGGCAAACCAAAGTCAATTTATTGCGTTGAATTAGATATGATATTTAAAAATGCTAAAGAAGCTGGTGAATATACTGGCGTTATAAGTAGTAATATTATAGCAGTTTGTAAAGGTAAAAAGGGTCATAAAACTGCTGGTAAGTTACCAGATGGCACAAAATTACACTGGGAATATGCAAACTAAATAACAAATAACAAATAAAGTTATATTAATAAGATTTGTTGGATAACCACCAACTATTTATTAATATAATTAAACTTAAAATAAAGTAAAACAAAAGAAAAATTAAATTAGAATATTACAGCACCCTTGGAGGTGCGTTTTATAATGCACCTGAAAGGAGTGTGAATTATATATGGCTGATTATCGTATAGAATTAGGTGTCAAACTTAAAGACAATGCTATACAAGATGAAATTAATGAGGCTCAAAGAACATTAAAGCCTATCGAGATTAAAGTTGATGCCGAAACAAAAGAATTAACCAATACAATAAAAGAAGCATTAAATAGTTTGTCAAAGGGTACTAAAAATGCTTTAACTCTTGATACTTCTAAAATAGAATCGGCTCTTGGAGAAGTTGCGAATGAAATAAAAATAATTAAGTCTTCTATAGGCACTCTTGATGGCGGAGATATGAAGTCTCTTCTTGCTACCATTAATCAAATGAATACAGCCTTAGACAAGGCTTCTAATCAATTTGTAGAACTTAATAAAAGTTTAGATGCTTTGAGTAGAAAAGATTTTAGTCTTGATATCGGAATTAAACTTGGCGGCTCTAATTCTGTTATCAATAATTCTTTGTATGGTGATTTTGTAAAAGATGATGTATTGCCTACATTGAAGAAGCAAGAACAAGCGTTGACAAAATATTTGGCACAGTATTTTAATACAAATGAGTTTAGTGCTGTTGACAAATTGTTATCAAAGTCTGACAATGGTCTTGGCGGTGTCGGTGGCGTTATAGAAATTATGGATAAGTTGGAGTCGCCACTTAAGAAGAGTGAAAGTCTTAAAGACAGAATGCGAGAGTATAAGAACTTTATTAACGCCATAATAAGTTCTGCAAATATGCAAGGCATTGACCTTTCTCCTGTTCTTTCTCAGTTTGAAAAACTGCCAAATGAATTGATTGAAACCGCTGACAACATTAGGAACGGTACAAAACAAGTTGATGAAAGTGTCGATAAATTAAAAAGTATTTTTGGCGGTGGCATTGATGTTGAAGGTCTCTCCTCTGCACTTCAACCAATTATTACTGATTTAAGAGAAATTAAAGAGGCTCTTCAAGATTTATCAAAGAGCGTATCTCTTGATGGATTAACATCTTCGTTTGATAGGTTGTCTGAGACATTAGAAAAGTTAATGACTAATGCCAAATTGGTTCAAGATGTTCTTGGCAATGGTAAAATGGCGGTTGTCGATACAGACACTGGTGAAGTAAAAGAAATACAAGAGGTTATCGAGAACAAGAAAACAGAATCTCGACAAGCACAAGAAACCGCCGATGCTATTGTTCAAAGTGAAAAAAGAAAACAGCAAGCTTACAGAGAAACCAATCGGTTAATTTCTGATTCTGCAAAAGAAGCTATAGATAGTGTAGGTTCTCAGTCAATTTATAAGAGTTTTGAAGTTGATGAGTCTGATTCTATTAAATTCAGACGAGAGATGGAGAGTCTTGTAAGTCAATGGACTAACGCCAAAGGTAAATTGACTGATATTAAAATAGACACAACAACTGTCTTTGACAAAGACACAGGACGAAACATTGAAAAGATTCGTCAAGCGCAAGTAACTTATAATAATGAGTTGGGCGAGACAATCAAAAAAACCATTGCATTAAGACAAATAGGGACAGAAGTCAAGGTAGTCGATGGAAAGGAAATGGCTTCTCCTATACAGGGTTTTGTAGAAGTATCTGGACAATACTCAAAGTCTCTTGGCAAAACAAAAGTTCAGACTGATGCTTTTGTTAAGCAACAGAAACAAGCCGTTTCAAATCTTACAAATCAAATAAATCAATTAAATCGAGCTGCTAGCGACCAAAATGCGTCCAGACCTATTAAGGATTCTTCGCATTTAGATATTCTTTCTTCTAAATATGAAGAAATTATTTCTGCTATTCAAAGATTGAAGAGTGCTTCGACTGATACATTTGTTGACGAACAAAATAATGTTAAAGCGTTGATTTCTGATTTCAAGAGTTTGGTATCTGAATATAAAAATGCTGAAAACGTGTCAACAAAGATGAAAGGCACTGATTTTACATCAGGACTTGATATTGCAAAAAATGATTTGGAAAAGTTTAAGGCTCAAGCAAGAGATTTTCCAAAAATTACTGCCACAATTGAAGAGTTAGATAGAGCTATTGAGTCGGTTGGCGATGCCGCTTCTCTAAATAAATTTAATGACCAATTAAGAGTCGCAAGGTCTGAATTAGCAAAAATTAAATCAGAAACTTCTGCTACTAATAGAAGTGAAAAGGTTGGCATTAATATATCTGGCTTAGAATCCAAGATTTCAGATTTACAAAGAATAAGTCCAGAAATCAATAAGTTTGAAGCGGAAATAGATGGTGCAAAAGTCTCCGTACGGAGCTTGTTAAATGACTTGGGCAAGGTCAAAACTCAAGGTGATTTTTCGGTTGTTAATTCGAGATTTAAGGCGTTTGCTGATTCTGCGAAGGCGGCTGGTATTGCAGTTGCTGAAACTGTGGGAAAAGCTAAGTCAATAAAAGATATTAAGTTTGATATTGGTACTGGTAAGTTTGATGCACAGATAGTAGAAGTTGCAAATGGATTTGATAAATTATCACTTAAATCAGATGATATTCGTGCTGATATAGAAAAACTTAAACAATTGTTGTCTAATATGCAGACGGCTGCTGCTGTTGATGATATTGATGCTTTAAAAAATGCTTATAAAGAATATGAGAGAATATTAGAAAGCGTTAATAATCAGATAAGTATCAATACAACTAAACAGCAAGAAGCCAATAGACAACGAGTACAGACGAACAACGATGATGCGTTAATCGAGGCTAAAAAGTCACTGCGCTGGGATATAGATAATTATCTTAAGAATAATACGGCTGCTGCAAAGCAATTCGCCAGTACAATTAAAGAGATTCGTGCCGCTATAGACACTTGTGATGATAGTAGTGCTTTAAAAAATCTTAAATCACAATTCGATAATGTTAAAAGAGAAGCTAATTTTACTTTAAAGAGTACTCAAACTTTTGGTGATAAGATTAAGAAGCAGTGGCAACAGTATTCGACTTATTTGGGCGTTGCTTCTATATTCCAATATGCTGAGCAAGGTTTAAGGAGTATGTTTGAGCAGGTTAAGTTAATTGACTCTGCTATGACAGAACTTAAAAAGGTTACGAATGAAACCGATGAAGCTTATAATCGGTTTCTAACCAATGCCGCTACGAGGTCAAGAGAAATTGGAACAACTATTGACGGTCTTGTAAGTTCTACTGCTGATTTTGCAAGATTAGGTTATGGATTCGAAGATGCTCAAGGACTCGCAGAAGTAGCGAATATATATGCAGTTGTTGGTGATGAAATCAACGGAGTTGAAGGTGCGACTGAAAGCTTGATTTCTACGATGGCTGCATTTAAAGATGAAATGAATGGCATGAGTAATACCGACTTTGCCATGAGTATCATAGATAAATTTAATGAAATAGGTAACAATTTTGCTATCTCGTCGGGCGGTATTGGCGAGGCGTTAGAGAGGTCTGCTTCTTCTCTTATGGCTGCAAACAATACGATTGACGAAAGTATTGCGTTAATTACTAGCGCCAACCAAGTAGTTCAGAATCCCGAATCTGTGGGTAATGCCCTGAAGACCATTTCCATGAGAATTCGTGGGGCTAAGACAGAGATGGAAGAAATGGGCGAAGATACCGAGGGTATGGTTGACTCTACTGCAAAACTCAGAGAAGAGATAATGGCTCTCTCTGGGGTTGACATCATGATTTCGCCTACAGAATTTAAAAGTACTTACCAGATTATGGACGAACTCGCTCAGAAATGGGAAGACTTAACAGACATACAACAGGCAAAATGCTTGCCTGACAATGTAGAAATACATTGATAGAATACATTTAATTGCAGGTAAACCCTTAGAGCCTTGCACCACAATAATCAGGAAACTAGATTATGAAGGTTTGACAACGCAAGGATTGGGCGTTCATGCAGCAAAGCACCCTACCGTTATACATAGACCATATGTTAATAGTCGAGGGTGAATGTTCACAGACTATCCCCAAGTCGGGATTTAGGAATATCAACGATGTTGATTATAAAATAAGAGTGGAAATCTCGAATACCTAAATCAAAAGGAGTACGGCATAAGTTAACGATGTGAGTGAAAATCTCTTAAATGGAAAAGGTGTACCCTTCCCCTATTCATATAGGAAAGGTGAAGAAATAGTCGGACTTATACGAAAGTATAAAATTTATTTTGTTAGAACTTTAATTAAGGAAATAAAAGATGTTGAAGTATACTTATGAAGATGTATTAAAATCGTTTGAGGAACGAGGATATACATTGTTAATAACAAAGGATGAATATAAAAGTGTAACGCAAAAATTACAATACATATGCAATAAACACAAAGATAAAGGTGTTTTGGAAATTTCTTATTCTAAACTGATGAATGGTCGTGGTTGTACTTATTGCGGCAGAGAAAGAACTGTGGCAGCAAAAACTAAACCATTTGATTATAATGAAGCGGTTGAGTTGTGTAAAAAATATGATTTTGAGTTTGTTGATATAAAAAGAGAAAATAGTGTAATATACATTTATTTTATATGCAACAAACATCGAGACCTTGGTGTTCAAAAAATGAGAAAAACAAATATGAAGCGAGGCATTAAGGGCTGTATATATTGCAAAGGTGATTTGCCTGAGTGGTATGTTAGGCAAAAAATTAATGAGTTATATCCACATATAAAGTTGACTGGTAATTATGTTAATATGTCTACGCCTATTGACTGTTATTGTGAAAAACATGATATCTATTGGAAGACGACTGCTCAAAACATATTATTTGGTCATGGTTGTATAGAATGTGGAAAAGAAAAGTTGTCCAAACAACATATTTATACCCAGAGTGAATTTGAAAATTTGATTAGATTTGTTAATCCAGATATAGAGGTTATTAGCAATTATAAAGGTATGGAATATGATATAACAGTCAGATGTAAAAAATGCGGATATGTATGGACGCTTAACGCTCAAAGCTTAAAAGCGAATGGAACTCGTTGCAAGAAATGTTCTTATACATACAAAGGTGAAGATAGAATTATAGAAATATTGCATAATTACAATTGTAATTTTATTCATCAACATAAATTTGAAGATTGCAAAGACAAGAAATGTTTGCCATTTGATTTCTATTTGCCAGACTTTAATTTGTGCATTGAATTTGATGGTGAGCAACATTACAAACCTAAATTTGGTATGGATAATTTTATACAAACACAAAAACATGACAAAATTAAAAATGAGTATTGTGAATCTCATAACATTAGATTACTGAGAATTCCTTATTGGGAAGGTAGTAATTCTGAAAGCATTATAAAAAACAAATTAAATATAAACTAACAAAATAAATTAATAGGATTTACGCTCCTATTTGAGAAAATGAAGTATTACAGAACTTATCGCTGGAAAACGCCAAGGAAATATCGTTTCCAGTTTAATGACGAATTTCGATACAGCCAGAGAAGCACTTGAAACCTCAATGAACTCTGCTGGTTCGGCAATGCAAGAGCATGAAAAGTGGCAACAGTCTCTCGAAGCTCAAATTAATAAGCTTAAGGCATCTTGGCAAGGATTGTCTCAAGCGTTTTTAAAATCAGACTTTTTAAAAAAAGTTATTGATGTGCTAATTGACTTTGTAGATGTCTTAACTAAACTTATAGATAAAGTTGGCGCATTTCCTGTTTTACTTGGCGTTTTTGCTGGATTTAAAGTTGTTCCTGCACTTTTTGGGAAAATAGGAAAAACGGCAAAAGCTGCTGGTGGTGGAATTAAAAGTTTCTCTGATATTTTAGCACTATTAAAACTATCATTCCCAAATGTTACAAAATTAATAGAGAACTTTATAGCATCTTTAAAAAAAAGCGAAGATGGTTCTCGTGGCTTTACTAAATCACTTAAAGGTATTTGGGATGCATTAAAACAACATTGGATTATTGCAGTTGTTGTAGCGGCTGTCACTATATTAACTGCTGTTTTTGGATACCAAGCTAAACAAGCTGAAAAACTTTCCAAAAAAGTTGAAGAACTTACAGACAAATACAAAGAACAGCACGAAGAGTTAAAGAAGATTAAGAATGACTACGATACTACTAATGAATCTTCGATGATTTCCAAGTATGAGAAATTATCAAGGGGTGTAGACCATTATGGAAGAAATATTTCTTTAACCGCTGAAGAATATTCAGAATATCAAGATATTGTTAATAAAATTGCAGACCAATTCCCATCTCTTATTTCTGGGTATGATGAGCAAGGTAACGCATTGCTCTCTTGTAAGGGTAATGTCGAACAACTTACCGAAGCGTATGAAAAATTAATCCATGCTCAAAATCAAGCAATATTGACAAACACGGGCGATATCGAAAAAGATTTTGAAAATACGCTTACAAAGGCTAGTGGTGAACATTGGTGGTCTAACGGTCATGGATTTTGGAAGGGTCTTTTTGTAAACGGGGCAGATTTTAGTGACCATGTTGGTCTTGGCTCAGTTGATTTTATTAATCAAATTGGCAAACGAATGTTTGATTATGAGCTAAAAACTGACACCGCACAAGCCATTCAAGATTTAATAAATGCTAAGAATGACAACGAAAAGAAGAAAATATTAGAAAAGTTAAAGCAAGACAAATATGCCGAAGAAGAACTTAGAGACCTTCTTCCTAGTATGGGTTATGATGTAGGCTTTTTTGAATCACCTTATAAAGTACTTGAAGAAGCGTTAGAGAAAGATTCAGCAAAGTTACAAGAAGTTGTTAATAACTATTATGCTTCTTTTGCTGAAGCAGTAGAAGAACAGAAAACAATAGCGCAGGCTAAATTAAGCGAAGCATTCGATGTTAGCAGTGTAATTAGCGGTTTAGATTATGGCAACATAACCGAAGAATTGCAAACACTTGCCCATCAAACCGTTGCTAATTTAGATTTAGATTTCTTTGAGGAACTTAATGAGCAAGGTAAAACTGTTGAACAATGGACAACAGAACTTCTTAATCAACTTAATGCAGTTGGTAAGGTTCATGGAAAAACTATTGAAGATGCCTTTGAATTGCAAACTCAATTTAACGGTGGCGACATTAATTATGGTGATTATGTTGATAAGTTAAGAGAAGTTGAAAAGGTAATCGACGGACTAAATTTAAAAGACGAAGCAAAAACTCAACTTAAAATAAGTCTTGGCTTAGATGATGAGGGTGTTGTTGACCAATATGATGCGCTTATAAAGCGTTTGACAACTGGCGCAGAAAATAGTTTAGGCTTAGACGCTACGGCTGTCAAAAAATTTATAGATGATTTATCGGTTGAAGAATTTTCGATTCTTGCAAAAATTGTTCCTAATTTAGAAGCTGGTACTACTCTCGATGAAATTCAATCTTTAATTGATGATAAGTTGGCGACAGAATTCAAATTTGACATTACTGTTCAAACTGAAGGTATTGAAGCCCTTAACACTGCTCTATCCGAATCTCGTTCTGCTGCTGGTTTAACTTCTGAATCAATTGCAGCACTTACTGCAAGATATGAAGATTTAGATGGTTTTAATACCGCTGCTTTATTTGAAAAGACAGCTAATGGCATTCGCTTGAATAGTGATGAGTTAAGTAGACTTGAAGAACAATATGTAAATACTAATAAGCTTGAGATTGATAAAAATCTCAATTCTCTTGTTGAAAAGTATCAAGATGTCAATAATGAGCTGAAGACCAATACATCTTTGACATCAGACGAAAGAAAAGAGCTTGAACGCTCCAAAGAATCTCTTGCTGATAAGATTGATGAATTATCTACTCTTGCCTCTCAATATGATGGCTTAACTTCTGCTTTTACCAAGTGGCAAAATGCTCTTGATGGTGCCGAAGAAGGTGACAATTACGATTCTGTGTTTGAAAACCTTGAAGCTATGAAAGAGCTTGACGACAAGAAGCTGTATGGCACCGATAAATATAAAACCTTTGCTCAATTAATGAGTTATGAAGATTTGTCGTCTGCGAGTATAGATGAAATTGGCAAAGCATTTGATAAGGGCTATAAAAAGGCTGAAAGATATTTTACGGAAACCAAACAAGGTAGTACAAACTTCTTAAAAGACCTTAATAAGATTAACTCTGAATGGGCACATATAAATAAAAATGGTGATTGGGAAGTAAATATTAATGCCGAAGAAGCAGCCAAGAAACTTGGAATAAGTGTCGAGGCTGTTTTATTACTTTTAGACAAGCTTAAAGATTATGGTGTTGAAGTTAATATTGAAGATACTTCTGTTGATAACCTTAAAACTAAAATTGAGAAAACAGAAGCAAAACTTAAAGAACTTGGTCAATCCCCTGTTGATATTAATGTAGATATTGAAGCAAGCTCTTCTAATCTTGGCAAGATAGAATCTGAAATTGAAAAGGCTAAATCTAAGATTGCAGAAATAAATAATAGTTCTGTTAGTCCAGAAGTTAAAACCGCTCAATTAGAAGACGCACGAGCAAAGTTAGAAGCGTTAATTCAAAAGAAACAAGAAGCAAGTCAACCTGCTTTTATGAATTTGAACACTTCTCAAGTCAATGCTTCTCTTGTTGATGCTCTTGAAAAAATTCAATCTTATCAAGCCGCTCTTAATGAACTTAATGAGTTAAAAGAACTTAAAGCTGCTGGCATTGCCATTGATGATACAGAGATAGCTGCTGCTGAAGAAAAACTTGACGGATTTGCAAAAGCAATCCAAGGTCTTGATGGCGATGTTAAGGTTGCAATCGGTCTTGAAGAAGACGGCAGTATTGATTCTATTCATAAGGCTTTTGAAGAAGGCAAAGTTAAAATAGATGCAAATACAGACCCCGCTCTTAATAAGATTGAACAACTTGCTGAAAATGTTGAAAGAATTGAAGATAAAGATGTAACAATTAATGTTACGGTCAATGGTTTAAATGATGTTAAAGAACTCAATAAACAAATTGACCTTGCTACTGATATTCAAGGCGACATTGATAAATTATCTGAATATGTAGAAAATGCTAAGGAATTAAGTAAGCTTGGAAATAATATTACTTCAAAAGTTACCGCAGATGTTCAAGGTAATGTTATTAAAACCCCAGAATATGAAATTAACAATTTAAAGGTGTTTACTGACGGTGCCAAGGATGTTCATTCTATAGGGTATGTTTCAAGCAAGGTCACTGCCGATATTGATGGCAATGTTTTTGATAATAGTGAGCGTACTATTGACAATCTTAAAGCATACACAGATAGTGCCAAAGATATCAAAGAATTCAAAGGTGATATATCAAGCAAAATTACTGCAGATATTGAGGGTGATGTCTTTGATAAAAATGAAAGCACTATTAATAATCTTGAGGTATTCGTTGATAGTGCAAAAGGCATAAAAGAAATTGAAGGTAATATTGTAAGTAATATTACTGCTAACACACTCGGTAGCGTATTTACCGACAAAGAACGCAGCATCGATAATCTCGATGTGTATATCGAAAGTGCTAAAGGCATTAGGGATATCGAGGGTAATATTGTAAGTAATATTACCGCTGATGTTGATGGTAGTGTATTTACAGATAGTGAACGCACCATTGATAATCTCAAAGTATTTA